GAGGTATATGACCAAAGTAACGAAGTTAATCAGTTCTTCCTAAATGGTATACCTCTCTGGTTAGACAGAGAAACTCGTGTTGGTTTGATGCACTCTACTGCTAGACTTAAGTACCTCGGTAAAACAGATACAACATTATGGGTTATGGGACAAAAGGTAACACTAAACTGTGATATTGTTATAGGTATATTATCTAAACTAGAGGAATATGCCTTAAGCTGTTTTGATACAACTGAAGAACATAAGGCAAACGTAAAGGCTCTTACTAATATACAAGAGGTTAGAGCATATGATTACAGAGTTAACTACCCAGAGAAGTTAAATTTTAAAACTTAGTAAGTTATGCAAACACTAGTACTGATAAGTTTACTACTAATGAGTAGTTGGTTAATATATTCAGCTATACGATATGGTATAGGAGAATATATTTCAGATAATTATTACATCACAAAAGAGAAATGGCTCTTTTCTGTAATAATGGTAGTGACTGCTGGTTTATTATTATTACCAATGATAAATCGGTCTGAAGACTACGGGTGTTTTACTTTCTTTTCTTGTATGGGTTTGATACTCGTAGGAACTGAGCCTCACTATAAAACTCATGGTAAACTTGCACATAACATAGGTGCTTGGACTGCTTGTATATCATCGGTTATATGGTCGGCTATATTTCATCCATACGTAACTGGATGGGTGATCACATCTTATATTATATACTATTTTACAATAGGTAAAAAACCAATGTATGTAGGAGAAATATTAGTTCTTGCTATCATATATTTTAACCTATTAACTTATTATTAATAACGTATGAAGCCTATTAGTTAATATCTAGTAGGCTTCATTAGTATGTAAATAAAACTATGCCATCATTAGGTATTACTCTACCTACAGCTGTAGGAGATTTAAAAATATATGTAAACCCTACTCAACAAGCTAAAGCCACTAACTTACTTAAAAGTATACCATACATATTTACAAGTTCATACGAAGAAGCAGCTTATAAATTTGGTGAACGTTTATCAAGGATGGCTAAAAAGTGTCTGAGGCAAGGTATGCCACCAAGTGGTTCAGGTGTATCTTGGCCACCTCATACAGAGTCTACGATAAAACAGTTAGGAGCCCACACGCTATTGTATTGGTCTTCACAGTACTATCGTTCTATAGCTGTTAGAAGAAGAGGTCGTAATATATATGTTGGTGTCCCAAGCTCTACACTTAAGACTAGACCTGATAATGCAAAATATCGTATCAGTCTTAGTAATGTTGCTAAAGTTTTAGAGTATGGAGATCACACAGGTAGAATACCACCAAGACCTTTATGGGCACCACTATTTAAATCTGTTGGTGGTAAAGAGAAGTTTAAAGCCGAGTTAATAAAAGTAATAAGAAGTAAAGTAAGGAGGTATACAAAATGAATGAAAGATCAACTGCTGGTAACGGTATTAGAGAAAACAACCTAGAAAACCCAAGATTCAAAGATATAAGATTTTCACTTATAAAGGATTCTGGTAAAGGAAAAGGGAGTATATCAGTACTATTAAATGGTGTAGGGCCTGGACCTCTATACCCTACTAAATCAGATGTTACATCAAAAGATTTAAAAATTAAGAAGATGGTAGTTATAAAGGTAAAAGATAAAACAGTTTTAACTATCCCAGTAGAATACATACCAAAAAGATAACCTATGGTAACATCAGAAGAAATAATAGAAAGAACCTTTTACATATCACTTTTACATGAGGCTATCAATAAGGGTTTAACTATTAACCCTGAAGAGTACTTAGTAGAGGGTACACCTACTAAAGAGCTGTATGATAAGTATAAGGCAGATAAAGAATCTATCGGTGATAAGTTTGTATACGTATTTGGTATAGGTAACAACCAATCAAGAGGCATAAAGGATAATCCTAGAATTACAGTAGAATTAAAAGCCTACTACCCAGGAGATATCGGTCTAAACAAATATGAGCTTGAAAGATTAGAAGGAGATAAGGATGGTTTCCAAACTGTAGAATATGACTTTACTAGTAAAGATACAGTAATAGATGTACACCTAGTAGCAGATACTCAAAACCAAATGAGAGTGCTACATGATATTATGTACAGGGCATTACCTGCAGTAGGTTATATAAAGCCTTATTTCAATAATTTAGAAGAGTGGAGAAAAGGATCACTATCACCAAGCGGTAATTTGTTTATAGAAATAGGTAACTACTATGACATGCCAGACTTAACACACGGTATGCTAGAAAAGGTATATGCTTATCATGTTAAGGATGGCTTACTTCTTGAGAAGTCTAATACTGATATTATAAAACCTATAAATGATATATCAACATTACTAAACAGTAATATAAGCAGTGTAGAGTTAGATGTAAAAGGTATATAACGATACTCAATTGTATTATTAAGTAACATTAAAAATAAGTAAAAATGTCTAGTACACCAAAGATTAATTTCAACTTTATCAACAATAACGTTGAAGTAAGTACTCCTGTAAATGGAGTATCAACAGTACTGGCCCGTACTACCAAAGGTCCAGTACTAGACCCATCTGTATTAATTAATTCAACTACACACTTTGCTAGAGTGTTTGGTGAAGAAATAGTACCAGACGGTTCTATGTCTAATATACAAGCTGCACTTATGGGCGGCTCTAAGTTAAGAATTATCAGAGTTGTTGGACCTGGTTCACAACCAGGAGCAGTAAACCTAAACAAACCCTGTTTCACTATTCAAGTAGACAAAGATGTTGTTGGTGTTAAACTGAATACTCGTAGAGCTGGAGAACCAATTGGTACATCAGAAAACTTCAGTGTTAAGTTTACCACAAATAATAACACTCTATACTATGAAGTGATTGGAGGTAATGGTACTACTGTTGAAGCTGGCCCAGTATTCACCTATAAAACTAAAGATACAAATAACCAGACATCAGTAGATTACCTTGCTTTGGCTAATTGGATTCAAAACAATAACTACTTCAAGGTAAGTATGGTTAAGATGAATGCAGATGCTGAAGCTGAAGCCGTATCTGCAGAATCATTCCTTAATAAATTAGCAAAGGCAGATAACTCTGCAACTTCTATTGCAGTAGTTATTAAGGCTGCAACTGCTGCTGGTACTATCGGTAAAGCAGAAACATCAGCTGCTACCAGTGCAGAATGGGTAAATGCTTTGGAGTTTGTAAAGGATTATACAGATAGCTACAACGTAGTACTATCTCATATCGACCAACACTTAGGAGCATCAGAATCTATCAAGGTATATATCAAGCTAAGACAGTTACTTGATGAAGTAAATGAGTTCAGATCATTTATAGAAATACCTTGGTATGACTCAGATAAGGTAACACCAAAGACTTTAGAAAAGATAGTTCAAGCAGCTTCACAATTGCAAGCAGCTATCGGTCATTCAAAGTGGATATCTTACTTCGCAGGAGGTCTAAAATATGCAAACTCTTTCGGTCTACCTCAGAATGCTGACGTTCTAGGTACAGTATTAGGTTTAGCTGATTCATCTGCTACTGGTTATGGATATAATTATTCATTTGCCGGAGTAAACCGAGGAGTTGTTAGTGATGCTGCAGGTCCTGCAGTTCCTAACTTTGGTTCTCCAGCTAGAACTAATGATCTTGAACAACTGGCTAACAACTACATCAATATCTTTGTAGTAAAGGATACTCCAAGTTTTGGAAAACGTACAGTTCTATGGCATAACTTTACATCACAAGTAAAACAGGATTCATTCCGTTTCATAGGCAACACTGGACTTATCCTTAATATAAAGAAGACCTTAAGACCTATATTAGAATCTTATATAGAAGAACCTAATATCTGGAACACTTGGGCTGATATCTATGCAAGAGTTAAACCACTAATTAGTTCTTGGGTAGATAATAATGCTTTAACTGACCCAGTATGGCAAGGTGACCAACATGCTTCATCTTGGAAGGACTTAAAGGTAAACACCGAAGAAGATGTACGCCAAGGTAAATATCATATTATCTTCTCATTCAAGGACATTGTATCTATGCAACAAATTAACGTAGATGTAGTTCTTGAGAAAGCTAGTAAATCAATTACTATGGATGTGAATAATTCAACAACAACTAAA